ATTGCTGCTACTGATTATATTGTTATTGGTAGTGAGGAAATGTTAGTAAGGTCTGTTTCTGGTAATGAAGTAACAGTTACTAGAGGTAAGGACGGTACTACAATTGCTTCTCACTTAAAAGGTGAAGAAGTTAAGAAGATTACCGCAGCAGATACTCCATACATTGAGGATGGAGATAACTTTGGTTTTGATGGAACTACCTTTTAATCATGACTGAGAATTTTGACAGGTTAGATAAGACTTTTAATGTTACTACTGAAGCAGAAGTAGTAGTAGAAGAAAAGACTGAGGTGGTTAAACCAGAAAAACCTGATAGACTTACTAAAGACGATATAACAAGAGATTATGAGTATACAAGAGGCAATCTTTATAGTATAATAGAGAAAGGACAAGAAGCAATTGATGGTATTCTTGAGATTGCTCAAGAAAGTGAAATGCCTAGAGCATATGAAGTTGCTGGTCAACTTATTAAAAGTGTCTCTGATGCTACTGACAAATTAATAGACCTTCAGAAGAAACTGAAGGATGTTAATGAAGAGAAAGTAGCAAAAGGACCGTCAACTGTTAATAATGCACTTTTTGTTGGTTCCACAGCAGACCTTGCCAAATTAATCAAAGGTCAAATACCACCAAATAAGTCTGAATAAATATACTTGTAGATGGAGTAGAAATAAAGGTGCCACTTAAAAAGCCATCAGAATTTTACGAAAAGAATCCTAATTCATCATTTGATGATGTAAAGGAAGAGTTGAAAAACGCTAAACCTGAAAAGGTAGAGCGAATTTCTGAAGCTTTTGATTCGTTTAAGAGTAATTTAAATAATATACAATCACTTTCTGACTTTACAGAAACCTTTAATACTTTTAAGTCTAATGTAGAGAAAGTAGAAGGTTTATCAAATACTGTAGAAGAGATAAGAGAAAATATTCAAGATCTGATTAGTAAGAAAGATCTTGATGATTCTATGATGGCTCATCTTCTATTTGTAGAAGAGTCAATCAGAAATGTTCAAGATAAAGTAAAAACTGTTAATAGTAATACTTTATTTGAGGTAAAAGAAGAGTTTAATACATTATCTGAAAAGGTAACTGAATTTTTAGGTGAAGAAGTTCCTGCATATAAGAAGTTAATTGTAGAGTCTGAAACAAGAGTAGATGGTAGGTTTGGTGATTTTAAGGAAGAAGTAACTGATGTATTTGAGACTTTAGGAACTGACATTAAGGAAGAAGTTTCTAATATTGCTGATAACCTTAAAGGTATTAATGAAGAGAATCTTTCTGGTATTAGAGAAGATGTAAAGGGTATTGGTGATAAAGTTAAGGTATTAGTAGAACAGGAACTGCCAGAATATAAGAAGTTTTTTGCAGAGACAGAATTAAAGACTGAAGATAGACTAACAGAGAATGAAGAGTTAGTAGAAGAGAAATTAAAGAAGGTTGAAGAGAATTATAAGCAAGGAATCAAAGGAATTGAGAAAGATATAAAGCAACATAGAAAGTCTTTAACAGAATCAAAGATAAAGACTGAAAAAGGTATAAACAAGTTATTCAAGGATCTAGCACAAGATATAGTTACTCTTGATGAGAGACTTATAGTTCTTGATACTGGTGTTACTGCTGTTCATGAAAGAGTAGAAGGTAAAGAATCCGAAGTTGATAAAGTATTATCTGAAAAGATAATCAAAATTGAGAACCTGGTAAAGGAATCTAAATTTCTTTCTGATACTGTAAAGAGAGACTTTAAGAATAGGGAGATTTCTAGTGATAAAAAGTTAGAGGAGTATGCAGGAACTTTAACTTCTTTTGCAGAAAAGATTACTGAATTAGAATCTAATCTTTCTGATAATATCTGCGAATTACAAGAGAATTTAGATACTAGCACAACAAAGTATCATGATGATCTAAAAATTAATGTAGAACAATTTGAGGAAACATTATCTGAAAAGTTAAAAGATTTACAGATTAACTTTACTGTAAATGAAAAGCATATTAAAGGTATTCGGAAAGAATTTGAGGATGTTGTAGAGAAATTAAATGTAGATGAAATAGCACAAAAGAGTAAAGAACTTACTGGCAAAGTTAGACAATTAGAAGAAGTATTAGAGAAGTTTGATCAGAAAGAAATCCTATCAGAAGGTCTATTAAATATTCCTCCTGATGTTGATAACTCTGATCCTCTAACTCCTTTAGATAAGAGATATGTAACTCTTGATCAATTATCAGAGCATTACAGATTATTTGTTAATAGAGTTCAGCAACAACTAGCAACCTTTGGTGGAGGTGGTGCTGTCCGTCTTGATGATCTAGAAGATGTTGATGTAACTGCTGGTTTAGATGATAATTATATTATTCAATACAGTTCAGCAAGTTCTAAATGGATTGCAAAGACAGGTAATGTTGGTGGTGCAGGAACTTGGGCATCTAATGAAATTGGTGTTCATACAACTAGAAATGTAGGTATTAACACTACATCTGCCAAATCTGACTATGCATTATGGGTTGCTGGTAAGATGGGTGTTGAGGGAGACCTCGAATATGATGAAGCAACTGCACGTAACTGGAATATATCTGGTGTGGCAACTGCTGCCAAGATGCATGTTGGTGGAGGAACTACATTTGCAGAAGATTTAGTAGTTACTGGTAATACTAGGATTGTTGGTATATTAACTATTGGTACTTCATCCATTATTATTGATGGTGAACAAGAAGAGATTTCTATTGGTAGTACAGTTGATGGTGCAGAGAAGGTTACTATTACTAATTCTGCGGTTACTATTGGTACTGGTGTAACAATTAGTGCTACTGCATCTGGTATTAACTCTGCACCTAATGTCCTCTATGTTGCAAAAGATGGTGTAGATACAAATAATGGAACATCTATTGACAATGCTAAACTAACAATTAAAGCAGCAGTTGGTATTGCTCAATCAGGAACAACTATTAAAGTTCTTTCAGGTAGATACGAAGAAGCAAATCCTATAGAAGTTCCTGCTTTTGTTTCAATTGTAGGTGATGATCAAAGAGCAGTTACTGTTACTCCAACTACAGCAACTAATGATTTATTCCATGTAAGAAAAGGAACTAAACTAGCAAGTATGACATTTAGTGGTCATCTTGCTCCTGCTGCTGCAGTATCATTCCCTAAAGATGAGATAGCAGAAAACGTAGGTGGTGGTAAGTGGAAGGGACCATATATTCAGAACTGCACAAGTGATACTACAACAGGAACTGGACTTTATATTGATGGAGATCAAGCAAGATCATTGAAAGCAATGAACGTTGATTCATATACCCAATACAATCAGGGTGGAGTTGGAGTTGCTATTACTAATGGTGGATTTGCTCAATTAGTTTCATTGTTTACTATTTGCACTAATGAAGCAGTTACTTGTGATAAAGGTGGTCAAGCAGATATAGCAAATAGTAATTGTAGTTTTGGTAGTTATGGATTAGTTTCTAGAGGAGTAAGTGATCTACAATATACAGGTATAGTTACTACAACTGCTGCAGCATCTCAATCTGAAGTTAAGGTAAATGTAAGCACTCCTACTCTAAACATTAGTAATTTTGTATATGATTACAGTTCTGGTATAGCAACTGTTACTACTAGTTCTGCTCATGGATTCCAAGTAGGAATGGGAGTAACACTTTCTGGTATTGGAGTTACTTGTGCATATGGATCTAAAACATATCCTTATCAAAAACCTTTTGTATTTGATGTAGATTCAATTCCGTCCACAACATCATTTATTGTTAATGTAGGTGTTTCTACTCTTGCACATACATATGTTTCTGGAGGAACTGCCAAGATAGACGTAGATCGTCCCTATGACGGTCAATTGGTTTATTTTGATACATTGTATAAGGATGTTAATAAGATTGCTGTAGGGTCTGGTGGAACAGGTTATTCGTTTACTCCTACCATAACTGTTGATGCTCCTGCTGGACCAAATGGTGAAAGAGCAACGGCATTTGCAACTTTAGAAGGAGATAGTGTTGCATCCATAACCATTATCAGTAGCGGTAGTCAATATACAGGCACACCAAATATAACAATTTCTGCACCAGAAGTAGGTTCTAATACTGCTACTGCAACAGCAAGTATGGAAGATCTTTATTATACAATAAATAGTTCGACACCTGTATCTTCAGGTATTTCTACATTATCACTTGCCACTAACTTATTAAGTGCAGTTGGGGTTGGTTCAACAGCATACTTCTCACAAGGAAGTAGAATTGTTGCTAGTTCACATACATTTGAATATGTTGGTGCTGGTAATCAAATTGTCACTGCTACACCAAAACGTGGTGGTGTTACTAACCAAGAAAATGAAGTTGTTACCGAAACAGGTGGTAAGGTTCTTTATACCAGCACAGACCAAGCAGGTAACTTTAGAATTGGTGATGATTTGCAAATAAATCAAGAAACTGGTACAATCAGTGGAAGATCCTTTAGTAAGAGTTTATTCTCGGAAATGACTCCCTTTATCCTAGCATTAAGTTAATATGGCACTCGCACTCAACAGATTTAAAACATATACAATTGAACTAACTACTGCTAGTCAAACTGTATATACTGCACCCACTGG